ATCTTTGTTTTTCGTGGATTACATTACCAAGAAGAACCAATGGCTCAAACCAAATTGGTTTCTGTTATTCAAGGAAAAGTAATTGATTTTATCGTTAACTTGGATAAAGAAAGCGATGATTATGGTAAGATGAAAACATTTGTTTTAACATCAGGTGAAGCGGTATATGTCCCAAAAGGATACGCTCACGGGTTCTTAACACTTCAAAGTGGAACAATCGTTAACTACTTGGTTGATAATGAATATTCAAAAGAACACGAAGGATGTATTCAATGGGATACGGTAGAAGAAGTGAAAGAAGTAATCACTAAACTTATGGCTGGATTTGTTTTCAAAATGAAAATAAGTGAAAAAGATACGCAAGGTATAACATTAGAACAATACAGAAACAAATGACAAGAGAAGAAGTAGATGAATTAGCAGAAGGAGCAATCCTATTAGACGGATTTGACGATTGTATTACAGGTATCGTAGAAGAATTTGGAAATGGAGTTAGAATACTTTATTCCCGTGATAAGATACTTGAATCATTACAAAAAGATATGTCTTATGAAGACGCTTTAGAATATTATTATTACAATATTGTCGGCGGACATTTTGGTGAAAGAAACCCGTTGTTTCAGATTTAATAGTATTTTGCGTAGAATTTAATAATCTTTGGAGAGTAACGTTTAAGTTTTGAATTGATGTTTTCAACTGAAACTTCTTTACCTTCTTCTTCAAGAATACCAATCACACCATTTACCATTTCTCTTTGAGCTTGGTCTGCCATATCCAATACCTCATCAAACTCCTCATTGGTATCACTATACTTGTGTTCGTGAGCTAATCTTTCTTTACCCATATAAAGATATGGTGCGGCGGCAAACATATTAACAACACTAGACTCTCGAAGTTTATTCAAATATCTTTTTAAGAATAACATGTTAAAATGTTTTAATAAAAATGAATCATCAGATAAATCACTTATCTGACTTTCTTGGATGTTTCTATTTTTCTTTTTTTCCATCATTTCATTGAAATCTTCTTCCTTCATCCATTTATCGTCATCTAACATATATAATGAACCACCCTTGTCCCATTTAACTTTATATTGATTAAATCCACCACCTCTGTGAATACCTATAAAAGTTCCTTTGTCTCCAAAAGATAATGTCGGTTCATCGGTCATATTAATTAAGACAATTCTATCACCCTCTTTCAATTTAGGATTTAATTTCGGTTTCATATATTTATAAATACAATGAAGTATATAATATCTGAATCACAAAGAAAGTTATTGTTTGAAGAAGTTAATGAACGTGTGAAAGAAGTTCAGGAAGACGGAATGGAATTCACCAAACAAATTGTTCATGACGTTCAACAAAACACTTCACTTAATTTGAAAATGATGTTGACATGGGGAGCGTCAATCGGAGGATTTATGGGTCCTGTGATGCAGTATCTTAATGGTGAATATCCTGATATTACACAAAAAGACGCTTCGTTAATTGCCGTTGGTATTGCTTCGGTAATCTTCTTTCAAGAAAAACCATTTGTTAAAAGTTTAATTGAAAAAATTAAAGAACATGGTTTGGAAGAACCTTTTAAAACAGGAGCAATGAAAGCAAACCAATTAAAAGGAGCGTTAGCTGATTTCTTAAAAAGTTTAAATGTAATTACTTTTAGTATATCAAACATGTTGAGTTACGCATTTCTTGTTCCAATCATTCCTATGATTTACGACGCAGTGGCTGAAGGTGTGTGGGATATGAACGACGCTGAAATGTTAACAAAATCACTTGTTTCATTTGGTCTTATTACCATCTCAGGTAATTTCTTAAAAAGATTGATTGATACGGTTGTTAAAAGAATTCTTAGATAAAATCAATTTTGATTTTTAAATCATCCTTTCCTTTGAATATTCTGTGATAAGTTCCTTTTGGAATTAATAATACTTGTCCTTCAGTCAAATTGATTGGTAATTGATTATCTAATTGGAACTTCCAACCATTACCTTCCATTACTTCAACCAATCTATCTTCTCTATCACGATGCCATTGTAGTTCACCACTATCAACATCTGATTTGAAAACTCTTATCTTCGAAGTTTCTGTAAGTTGTTTGTCTTTATACGGTTTCATATTACCAAAATCCTGGATAAGTTTTACCACCCCACAAATAACCAAAACGGTTCAAACGACACGCCCAATATCCAGCAGTTAATCTATCTTTCTTCTTAGCGCACTGATGTCTAGCTGCAAATGATTTACGAGCTTTAGGGTTAGATACCTTGGCAGTTAATCCACCATGAACATCACCAAATGAAATCTTTTTAACTCTACCTGTTGATGGGTTCTTTACATAAACAACATATTTCTTTCCACCACCAGTATTTCTTCTTGGTTTTCCAAGTTCTACTTTCTTTCCGTTATATTCAGCTTCAGAAATAAACTCTTCTTCCATAGGAGTATCCAAGTAAATAACTCTTCCACTTGATAATTTAACTTGTTTTCCAAAATCAGATTCAACAAGTTCAACATCGTCCTCATTTAATTCAACCATTCCTTCAAAATATAACTCACGAGCTTCGTTAATTACATTGAAAAACTCCTCTGAACCAAATCTAAAGATGTTGTCGTTTAGAGGTATATCATTTGTTACATGATAATTAAGGTGTTCTGATATAAGTGGTTTTTCCACTGACTCGTTAAGAACTTTTTTGATGATTTTTTTGATATTCATTTTTTACTTCGTAATAAGAAATACAACCCAAAGAATAATGCTGAAATACAATAGAAAATTCCTGTGGTAATCCAATAGGAACTTGTGTAATCTAAAATTGCTTTGAACATTATGTCGAATCCTAGTGGATTGAAAAACATTGCGAGCATAAGGCAATAGGTGGCAACATTTTCCTTTAGAATTCGTTTCATTTTCGTCATTATCCATTAACGTGGTTTTAAAGTTTATGAACAAAGTTCACTTTATTTATAAATATATTTGTGTGGACGAATATTTTGTGTATATTTGTAGAAATAATTAAATAATCAAGTCCTATGAAAAACTTATTTCTTTCTCTTGTTTTAGTAATGGTTGGTTTGGTTGCTAACTCACAAGTATTTGTTGTAACAACTGATACTATTCAATATTTCCAACATCCAAAAGAAGTTAAATTTATCCCTTCTGTTGAACAAGGATTAATTGATTACACAAGTTTACGTAAAGGTAAATTAGTTTACACTATTGATGTAACAAATAAAACTTTATCTATGAGATTAAGTGATGATGAGGTCTATAATTTTAATATCACAGAAATTTTTAAAGTTCCATCAACTGATGTTTTAGTATCTTTTGAATGTATTGATGATAATGGTTTTAAAGGAGTTATTGCTTTATACAAATCAGATAATAAATCAATTAATATGTTAATTGAATACGATATTAATGATGAGACCACTGAAGGTTACATGTGTTTTGATGTTAATTGTAAAAAGAAAAACCCTCGTTAGAGGGTTTTTTAATTACATTCCTTGAATTACTATATAATCATTTTTAGATAAATTTTGAGTCATTATCCTATCACTTCCCTTAATAAATACCGGACATTTCCCTGTTACTCCTCGGAAACCATTTATACGATAAAAACTTCCAGCCTTTAAAATACTACAAAAATTATAAAAATTTTGACTTTCGGTAGGATTATTAAAGAAATCTTTAGACGCTTTACTTACCCAAGGGGTTGTAAAGTTACCTCCTGAATAATCCCCTTTATGTTTATCCGAAACGTGTCTATCCTGTTCTGAACATCCAAATATTGACCCTTTCCCATTAAGTATTCTATTAAAATTATCAAAAGCTAATGGTCTTTCAGGAAATGCACCTGTACTCTTACCACTTTTTTGTTTATATACCCAATTTTTACCATTCCATCTTGGCTCCGCACAATGTTCGGTTTGTTGAACAGTGATACCTTCATTTGATATTAATTTTTGATACGCATCTTTTTTAATTACAAGTATAGTTGGGTAATTACCATTAACTTCATTTATTGTCTCAAATTTACCCTTACCAAAAATTAATTCTCCCTTTTCATTAGCAATACCCTCTAAATTTTTCTTGTCTCTACCCGATACTTTGAATGTCTTAACTCCATCAACGACTTCTTCGGTTGCATTTTGACTCTTACCTAACACATTATTTTGTGGTATAGGTTGTGTTGTACCTTGTTCAGATATAACTTTTTTTATAATTCTAACTAAATCATTTTCAGTCAATCTAACTACTTTTTTCATAATAAAATATTTTATTTATAAATATATTTGTGTAGAGGAATATTTTGTGTATATTTGTATAAATAATTAAATAATCAAGTCCTATGAAAAACTTATTTCTTTCTCTTGTTTTAGTGATGGTTAGTTTGGTTTCATTCTCACAAACTCCAACATATTTATACCCTAACTATGTTGTGTTATATGTTTTAGATTCTCTTAATGTTCCCTATGTTCCGTTACCTGAAAGATATGGTATCAATCCACAGGGGAATAAAACTGAAACAACTGAAAAAGGTTTTAGTAAACACAGAAATTTTTTCAAAAATGGTGAGTTTGTATTTGTACCAACAGAAGATTCACCTTCAACTGAATGGTGTGAATTTTTTTCAAATCACCAATTTTTAACAGACGGAGATGTAGTTTACAATAATTTATATTGTGCCTTTGGGTTCGAAGTAATTGGATTTTCAAAAATTAATTTAAAAGATGGTGATTTTAAATCAGTAGAAATCGTAGAGTATCGTAATAAAAATAGAGATGAGTTTGGTACTATTATCCTTTTAGAAAAAACTC